AAACATTATTATCAAAATTCGCGCCTATCGTTCCTCCTGCTGCTCCAGAACCAATAATGACGTTTTTTGTGTTGCTTGTTGTTGCGTCTATATTATCGCCAAGCACTACACTTTCGCCGCCGGAGTTAGTTACATTTGTACCTCCAAAAAGTTTATCTCCAGATACGGTAATTGGACTTGAGATGCCAGTTAAACTTGAGCCATCTCCAGAAAATGAAGTCGCCGTCACCGTTCCGCTAAATGTTGGCGAAGAGAGTCCCGCTTTTGCGTTAAGTTGAGTTTGAATAGCGCTAGTAACACCGTCGGTATAGTTCAGTTCAGTCGTTGTGGCGGTTATGCCATCCAAAACATTTATCTCAGCCGCAGTAGCTGTTAAATCAGATATTTGGCTCACGGTAACACTTGTTGCTACTGGTGCGCTGTCTTGCCATGAAGCCCCGTTATAAACGCGAGTCGCATCGTTTGTGGTATTAAAATACTGAGCGCCAGTTTGCAGAGCATTACCATCGTTATCTAGTGTCGGGTCGCTTGCTTTTGCGCCCAAATACCGATCATCGAACGCATCGTAAGTAGCCGCTGCGTTAGCTTCCGAAGTAGCTGCATTAGTCTCTGAAGTTGCTGCATTGGATTCTGAAGTTGCAGCGTTGGTTTCAGAAGTTGCTGCATTGGATTCGGCAGTTTCTGCCGCAGTCTGTGCAGCTTGCGCAGCGGTAACATTGGCAGCAATGCCTCCGATGTCAGTGTTCATCGCACCAATAGAAGTATTGAGTTCGCCCTGCATTACTACCATCGCAGCGAGAAAAGCATCTGCCCGGGTAACGAACGTCGCCGGAGCATCGGTTCTGGCTGGCGCTACCGGGAGCGTGCTTATAGTTGGGATCGTCATATTAAACCAGTCCTTCGATCTCTAGAGAGAGTCGTGAAATTGTTGGATTCGAAAGAATTATATCAAATTCGCGGTAATAGCCGTAAATCACTAGATCGTCGTTATTATCTTCGGCAATCCAGACCGCCGGAGTTGTTCGTAGCGATGAGAGAGTCGAGTTTGCATTTCCGATCTGCGAAGTATCCAAAACAACATCGACCTCCATCTTGTCAGCGTAAGGCCCGTCGGTAATTGTCACTCGGCCCTGCGCGTCCGTCGTCTTTGTTGAGTAATCTATAATCGAGAGACTTGCGCCGTGCTGAGATAGTCCGAGATCAGCGAATTGCCCCATAACTAGAGCGCCGATCTTTGCGTCAGCGTTGGCGTTAATTGTGACCTCTATGCTCGCATTCGCGTATGGCGGCAGATCTGTTATGGCGAGTTGATCCTTTCGGATAATCGGCTCAAAAAAGTATGCGTACCAATCCTGAATGCCGGAATAGCTCGTCATATTAAAAGTTTCGTCGTAAACCACCCCTTCGACTGCATCTGTCACTGTGACTTCGATGGTAGTAGCCGCGACGTTTAGAAACGCCATCGAGTTTACTACTGTGGGCGATTGCAGCGTCGTAACTATCTGCGTCGCCTGAACTGTCTGGTCTTGTACTATAGCGTCGAACATCTTCCAGCGGTTCGTGCTAGAGACTTCGAGCCACCATGTGCCGTCGTCAGTTGTCGGGTCGTTCCCGGTGTTAGCCGCTTGCTGCGACTCGTAGATCTTATGATACCCAGTTGTAACGATAACCCGGTCGCCGTCAGCGTAAGTCGTGCCGCCAGCCCATGCCGCATAATCGTTCTCTGGCACGTCAGACGATTGGAATACTGCGTCGTCGATCGTGACTGGTCGAATTATCTTCATCTTATGCCCTCACTGGCGGCAAGCCGTTCTTGTCCCAGCGGTCGTTTAGTCGATAGAGCTTCGAAGTGTTTCTCGCCACTGCGATCATGACTTCTTCGATGCTCTGGCGTAGTCCGCTCATCTCGTCTGCAACTGAGTCAGACGCCCGGGCCTGTTCTGCGGTCTGAACGCGCTCTCCGGCGTGCAGCTCTGCGACGTAGCCGTCGTGCGGAACCATATCGAGACCGTCACGGTGAGAGCCGTCGAGCGTGCCTTTTAGTACGTCTCCTGATCGTTGCAAGATACCAGCCGCGTCTCCGCTGCCGACAACATCGTCCAGAGCGCTCTGTGGGACGCCGTTTCTAGCGCCGACCGCGTAGATCCACTCCTTCGCGTACATATCCATCTGCTCTTCGATCGAAGTTCCTTTGACCTTACCTTCTTCGATAGAGACTCCCAAGAATGTGCCAGAGCCTTCGCCTTCTACTCCGAGACCGCTGAAAGTATGACCTCCAAGATCGACGCTGTATCCGGCTTCCTTCGCCAGAGCTGTCAGAGTCGCATCCAGTTCTCGCAATGGCGCTACCGCAGCGGCAGCTTGATCGTTTGTGGCGTTCTGCTTAAAGCCGAGCGGAGCGAAGCCGGACTCGAACTCTGGCACTGCGAATACGTTTGCGTCGCTCATCCCGGCAGTTTTAGCCATCGTGATACCAGCCGCAGACGTTGGAGTGCCGCCGCTGTCGAGAGCCTTAGCAGCAAGTGCAGCAGCCGCGACGGTTAATGTGATTGGATTAGTAGCAATCGCTAGAGCCTTCGCCGCTCCAGCGCTTATAGCTGCCCCGGCTTTGGTTAATCCAGCCGCAACTGTCGCGCCCATCCCCCCACTAGCCGCAGCTCCACCAGCCGCAGCTCCACCAGCCGCAGCGCCACCAGCAGCGGCTCCACCAGCAGCGGCTCCACCAGCAGCGGCTCCTCCGGCAGCAGCAGCTCCACCGCCAACAAGCCCAGCGATACCAGATGCAGCAGATGAAACCATGCCGCCAATCCCGGAGGCGATGCTCGATATTACTGAGCTGAACCCACCGGATAGCTTGCTTAGGAATCCGTTTAAGCCACCGCCGCCGAATATAGCGTCCATGATCTTCTGCGCCGCAAGTTCTGCGACCATGCGCTTAAATCCGTCGACTACTGAATTGAAGAAGTCCTTAAAATTAAGTTTTCCATCACTCAGAGTGTTGTAGATCATATCGCCGAAATCTTCTTGCAGATTGCGGAGCATATTCTTTTGCAGCTCGAATGCGACCGTTCCTTCTTTGGTCGCTTCGGTAACCTCCTGCATAGGGCCGACGAAACCTTCGATTCTGGTCGTCATATCATCAATGGCTGGATTAACTTCTTCAACTAATTCTTTCCCAAGATCTTCTAACGCGATTGAAGTTGTATCGATCTCAGTCTCGGCAGTGATTACAGTTGCGTTAAGCGCCGCTAGTTCCCTTTCGAGATTTGTGATATTTGTCTCGGTGCTCGCTATAGATCCCGCGAATACGTTGGCTTTACTTTCTCCGTCTTCGAGCGCTGTCAGCGTTTCGTCAAATGTCGTGTTATAAGTCTCGATGGCATTTAGCGGATCTTTGACCGCAGCAGTGACCGCAGACCATGTAGCGAGCGCCTGATTCTTTATTCCGGTGAATAAGTCTCTGATAGTAGTCAGAGCTGGGGCGAACGCTTGCATGAAAAATAGTTTGAGCCTATTCCATGCGATTTGAATAGATACTTTAGATTTCTCTGCGGCGAGCGTGATTTCGTCGAAGTGCTTATAGATAAGCACCGCCGCAGCAGCAATCGCGGCCAGAACCAGACCGATCGGATTGGCTAATATCGCCGCATTCATGGCGAGCACGCCCGTTCGAATTGTTGCAATGCTACTCACGATTCCGGCAATAATAGCCGGGGCGAAATAAGCCGCCAGAGCTGCGCCGAACGTCTGGACGCCAGTCACAATCATCTCGATGTTATCTGTCATCGAGACAACTGCCGCACTTGCTGTTGCGATAGCGCCGCCGAATAGCTTGATCCCGCCGATGTCTCCGATCTTACGGAATAGCGCGTCGACGTTATCTTCGAGATTAGAGAGAAGGCCCGGGAGTCGCTCCATCTGGTTCTGCATTGCATCGCCGAACTGAGTCTCGCCAATAGCGAGCAGATACTCCTGAATCTCTTCGGAATTCTTGCCGATCTCTGTCGTAACGCCCCGGAATGTCAGTGCGACGTTATCGCCCTCAGATCTTGCTTTGATGCCGAACTCTTTCAGACGCTCAAATTCGCCCGTAGAGGCATCGGCGACTGCTTCGATCATTTGCATCATGTCTTTACCCATCGCGGCTGACGTGTTGCCGTATGAGCGCAGAGCGCGTTCTGAAGGATCTAATCCGAGCGCTTTTAGCTTGATAAAACCTTCGACCGACTGATCGAGAGTAAATGGAGTCTCGGCAGCAAATTGCGTTAGATGCTGGAATGCGATTCCGGCGTTCTCAGCGCTTCCTGTCATCGTCTGGAGTGCGCCCTTTAGCTTCTCGGATTGAGTAACCGTATCGGCGAACTTGCTAACAAGCGCCCCGGCTCCGATTGCTGCCATAGCAGCGCCCATGAGCTTGAAAGCGCCAGTAGTTCGTCCGGCGCTTTGCTCCATGTCTTTGTTGGCTTGCGTTACGTCTTTGCCAGCCTGTGCCCCGGTCTTGCCGAGATGCTTGATGTCGACTTCTGCGTCTTTAACCTGCCGAGTGTCGACTTTAATCTGTATCGTTGCTAGATCCATGCTTGTCCTTTATTACGATGCCGCGTAGAACTGACTTCATGCCTTTGGCAATGTCTTTCTGTTCTTCTTCGGTGCGGTAGGGCGACTTAGCGTCCTGATTGTCGTATTTTAGCACACTGCTGGCATATAGAGCGGATAACCGTTTTATGGTCTCAGCTTCCCATCCGGTGAGATGCAGTCGCGTTCTCGCCACGAAAGCATCGATCTCTTGCCAAGTCAGTCCATGAACCCCGTTGCCGCTATTTAATGCGACTCCTATTCTGCTGAGTATCTCTATGATATAGCCGAACGGCTCCACGTCTGGGAACCGTCCGGCTATCTCATTACTATCGATCATCTCGATGCGTGATCTTTCTTTGTCTTTAGCCCGGGTCGAGAGCCAAGCCCACTGCTGAACATATTTGCTCAGCAGCCCCGTTATTTCAAAAAATAACTAGCTCGGTCTCCTGCCGCTTCCATTAACTGCTCGGCGATCCAGTTGCGCTTCTCATAGAGCATAGCCGCGTTCTCTTTTGTGCATTTTAGTGCCGCACCATCGAACTCGATATTCTTGCTCCACTTGAGCGTGCTTTCTGCCAATATCTCGTAGAGCGCTGCTTCGAGAGCTGCGTTCGGGATCTTTCGATCTTTGTAGCGATTGGCGTTCCGAGTATTAACTCGCTTTGCGGCGTTTTGCCACGTCTGCGAATCTTTGCCGAGAACTGTGATCGTTAAATGCTCGCCCTCATCATCTATAAGATACTCGCCAGTAGCGGGATGCTGGAGCTTAACCTCAACTCCCTCTTCCGCCGCTGCCTGTAAGTCAATGTTCGCTAAATCCATAAGTCACGCCCCGAATGTGTGTTTTATTAAG